CATACTGTTACTCATTTCATTCATTGCACCAGTTAATTTCTTTTTAGCATCATCACTCAGTTGCATCTAATTTCTCCTTGTGTTTAGAATTACGATTGTATTTCTTTTTGTTCTTTTCTACTTTATGACCAAATGGTAAATCACCACGAAATAAAGCATAGAGTGTCGCATTTCTTTGTTTAATTTTTTTACAGTGCCGGGTCATAATCATCATCAATACTATTTAAATAATCAAATACTTTGTTGTGTGCTTCTAATTCATTTGATGCTAATACTTTAAATTTGGCAACACCATCATTGATTAAAACTTCAAACGGGACATTATCTTTTATTTTGAATGGTGCTTCCATTGAAATATCTATCTCATAAAACTTTGAGTTTTTTATTTTATTTAATATATCGATGACTTCACTCATTTTTCAACCCTTATACTTGATTCCCAACTATCATAGCCGCCTTTACCTGGTTCTATTCTAGGTGGATTCTGTTTATACAATTCGTTTTGTATCCTACATTCTTCTAAATGTTTTGATAGATAATTATTTTTAGTAAATGTATATAGGTTTACAAAAACAATTATGAATAACAGAATTATTGCTTTATATTCCCATATAAAATCTTGTAATAACTTTATATTTTGTTTTATTTGTTCATTGTCCATAATATAATTATATCATCATTTGAGTTAAAAAGAGGCAATTATTTTAAATTGTATTTGATTTTATACCAAACACATTCGTCTTTGTTTAATTGGTTTGGATAGAGGCACCAATGGGAGTCAACACAAGTTTTTTTATTAGTTCCCTTTTCAATACAGGATAAAAATTGTTCTTTTTCTCGTGTTTCTTTTGCTTGAAATGATTGTTGAACTTTTAACCACTCAGCATATTCTTCTATTGTAAAAGTTTCTGCAACAAGTTGGTTAAATTGTTTTTGTTCGTTGATTTTATCTATAACCGTATCTCCACCATTAAGAATGGCTGAGATAGGGTTAAAATTTTCTAGTTCTGCTTTAGTCGCAATCGGAATAAGCATCAATAAGGCGGCGAGTGCAAACCTTATCGTCTTCACATACTCTAAATTTTTCATCATATATATCTTTCAATTCTTCAAGTTTTTTATTCTGTTCCGCTTTATCTTTTGCAAGTTCTTTTAGCATGGTGAATCCACTTTCAAAGTAGTTTGCCATTATCTTCGTCCTTCAACATAAACGCCAGCAGGTTCAAAACCAGCTACAGGTTTTAACCATAATGGTATATTTGGTTCGGAGGTTGCTCTTGAGATTGTGCAAATTTCTGCGTATTGCTTGTCACTGTAACCATTTACATCAACAATATTTGCTTGTCTTATTGCGATGGTTGCTTCTTTTTGTGCTTTACAAGCTAAATCGTAGTTTTCTTTGCGAACGGCTTCTGTTGTGAGTGTTTGTAAACGAATTGCTTTTTCTAAGCTTTCAATTTTTTCATTGAGATGTTTATATTCAACAGTTCTTGCTCGAGCTGTATTTTCTTCAGAAATTACAATCGTTGGTGTTAATGCTAATAATAAAGTTAGTAATGCTATTTTCATGTTATATTTTCCTTTTGGGATTGTTTAGTAATGTGTCAACTTGTGGCTGACACGACTATTTATCATTTTAATTTTTTACGGTAATTATACATCTTAAGATAGAAAAGGCACCGTTTTGGTTCATGTACCGGATGAGGTAATTCACCATATAACCTAATCATATCTTCATATATTTCTTCAGGACTCAAATGAAACTCCGAATTACACCAGCGCCATATAGAATGGCCATCATTACATTGATTATGATAACACTTGATTCTTTCCATAACCAACCGATGTAAATCCAACCAATGCCCGCTAGACAACCTAACCAGACATTTATTGGATACCAATCCATCGAACTAGCAAAGGCACAACCACAGGCACCAACAGTCGATAACCATTTGACCCAAAAAGCAAATATACTTTCATTCTTAATCATAGCGTATTATATATTATTTTTCTTTTTTAGTCAAGCCTTTTCGAGGCAATCTTGGGTTTATTCTTAAAGCAGGATTTTGATGAAATAACCAATTGACATACAAGACAGCATCGTCTTCATCGGTAAAATGTTGAGTAACAGTTTCACCTGTTAATATTGAACCAGCAAATAGTAATATGTTGCCTTTATAATTAGAAAATTTAATCCACCAATAGTCACGAGCTATCGGTTGATAAGATTTTATATTTTCTTTTATATCTTTATATAATTCTTCGTTCATATTTGCCTGTCCAGAGCTTTGTTTTTTTATACATAGCTGGTGTCCGGTTGCTGAGGTAGCTCCAGCTAGCCATCAATGATAAGGTCTTGTATTTTGTGATCTTTTCAGTCTAGGAGAGAATTTAATAGAATCGGGTTTCTTTTCTAAATGGTTCTTCCTTACTTTACAACTAACCCAATCATTATAATATTCATCTGTTCGTAAAGCGTGTCGATTGAATATCTCATAACTTTCCCAATAAGATAATTCACCTTTTGTTTTACACAAATGAAGGATTTCTCTTGTAAAGGTTTGTTCGCCTTGTTTTTCAACATCTTCTTGGAGAACTTTATTACTTCCCCAATACTTTAACCAATTGGACGGTTTGCGAACTTTCTTAACTTTACCTTTAATTTGTCTTCGGCCGGCTTGAGTAAAGAATTTCTTACCAACATATTTACGACCTGTTTTTAAATTTGTGATTAAATAAACTATACCAAAATATTCACCAATGTGATCTTCAGTGAATTCTTTTCCGTTATGTGTCCAGTTCAATAGTCCTCTACACCCTTTCCGTCCGTGTTGTTCATATTGCTATTTAGATATTCTGAATCTAACAACAAATATTCTCCACAAAATGGACAGAAAGTTGGATCTGATTCACAAACGCTATCAACATAGTTTATAGCAAATTCAGACTGACAGTTATGACAGGTGTGATCTAGTGTTTTCATTATACTCCTACAACTGGTATGTTTATGTCTTTTTGACTTTTCTTTTTGGTGTAATCAGCAATCGCAGATTTTATCGCATCTTCTGCCAAAACTGAGCAATGTATTTTAACAGGCGGCAAAGCCAGTTCTTCGGCAATGGCTGAGTTTTTAATTGTTGAGGCTTCGTCAAGCGTTTTGCCTTTGAGTAATTCTGTGACAAGGCTTGAACTTGCGATTGCTGAACCGCATCCGTATGTTTTGAATTTTGCATCTTCGATAATCCCTGTTTCTTCGTTGACTTTTATCTGCAATTTCATCACATCTCCACAAGATGGTGCTCCCACCATACCTGTGCCAACTTGTGGATCATCTTTATCTAATGAACCAACATTTCTTGGATTTTCATAATGATCCAATACTTTGTCACTATACGCCATTTATAGTTTAACCTCTTTAAGTTCGTGTTCTCTATCTAAGTATTTGTATTCCACTTTAACTGGATCAAATGCTTTTAGTTCTTCAAATATAATTTGTGGGTCAAATGGACCACAAGTATATACATCTAACTGTATAAGTCCTGGATCAGGTTCGTCCCAAATATGTAGTGCAATATGACTTGTTTCAATAATCACAACACCAGTAATACCACGATTACCTGGCACATCAATGTAACTTGTAATTGGACCTTGGCATATTTTCATGCCAATTTTACCTACAAGTTGTTGTAACCAACCATGAGTCCATGCTCTATCTGTGGGTGTTTTTTTAGTTTCAGCTCTTACAATTAAATGTCTATGTATAACTTCCATATTTTCCTTAAACAGAAAAACTGGAACCACAACCGCATTTTGTTTGTGCGTTTGGATTCCTTATGGCAAATTGTTCTGCCATTATTGTTTTTTGATATTCAATTGTTGAACCTTGTAAATATTGTGCTGACATTGGATCAACAATCACTTTTAAATTGGAACCTGTTAAATCAAATGAAAAATCATCTTCACTGATTTCTTTTTCCCAAGTAAATCCATATTGAAAACCTGAGCACCCACCACCTTCAACAAAAATGCGTAGACCTTTTATATCAGAATCTTCTTCTTGTTTGATGAGATCCAGTATTTTATCGGTGGCAGATTGCTCAATTGTTATCATTATTTCTCTTTTTTCCAAAGAGTCCATGCACCGTAACCAATAGCAACCCATGATGCAAGTTTAACTAATGGACTAGCGAGTAGACCTACAACACCAACAGCAATCAAAACTGTGCCGTCCCATGATGTTCTTTCAGCCCAACGAGCTAATGCCCAATCTTTTACTGATGATACTTTACCTAATAAATCTAACATTTACTTCTCCTTGTTATGCAACTTGACCCCAAACTTCTTCCCAAGAACCCTTTAATGCGCCTTTTGCATAATCTGTGGCACGGTTCTCAAAAAAGTTTGTGTGTGTTGGTGCGTTTATCATTTCTTCGACCCAAGGTAGTGGATTCTTCTTCACCTTATACACTCCCTTGAGGCCTAAAGAAATTAATCTTCTATCACAAATGTATCGTATATAATGTTTAACATGGTCGGCAGTCAAATCAGGCATATCACCCATTTCAAAGGCTAAATCAATAAACTTATCTTCTAATTCGACCATTTTCTCAGCAATGGTATATATCCTGGACTTAAGTGTATCGTTCCATATTGATTTATTTTCTTCAATATAAGTCCTGAATAATTTAATCATTGATTCGGTGTGCATGGTTTCATCAACAATAGACCATGTCACAATCTGTCCCATACCTTTCATTAAACCATGGCGTGGGAAATTTAATAACATAATGAATGATGAGAACAACTGCATACCTTCTGTAAATGCAGAGAACACAGCAATATGTGTAGCGGTTGATTGTTTGTCGCCATTACGATTACTGATATCTAAAACATAATCATGTTTATTCTTCATCGCTTCATATTCTAAAAATTCATTGTAAGTTGATTCAGGCATTCCTAGAGTTTCAATTAAATGTGAATAAGCGGCAACATGAAGTGCTTCACGAGCTGCAAATCCCATTAACATCATACGAACTTCTGGTTGTGGAAAATATGGCAAGTAATTCTTTACATAACCACCAGCAACATCAACATCACCTTGTGTAAAGAAACGGAAGATGTTTGTCAAAAAATGTTTTTGTGGTTGTGTAAGTTTGTTTTTCCAATCTTTTACATCTTCAGCCATTGGCACTTCTGTATGTAACCAATGTGATTGCTCATGTTGCAACCAGGCATTGTATGCCCAAGGATAATTAAAAGGTTTAAAACTATTTCGTTCTTTTAATAAATTTGAATCATCTTTAGCCATTCAGCCACTCCTCTAGTTGTTTTGTTGATAATGCTCCAGATATTCTTTTTACTTCTTTGTCATCATCTACCATAACTAGAGTTGGAACTCCTCGAACTTGATATTTTACTGTCAATTCTTGATTTTCGTCAATGTCAATTTCTTCAATTGGTGTATCTATTTCCATACCTTCAATTGTCTTACTTAACATCTTACATGGTTGACACCATGAAGCTGCAAATTTTAATACTTTCTTACTCATATTTTCCTTTCTATCCTTCACAAGCTATACACACAGTTTCATCTTGTGCAATTTGGGTTAAATCAATTTCTTTAATTACATCTCGTTCAATTTTTCTGGCAACTTTGTCTGCTTTGCCAATCTTTTCACTTCTACAATAATACATGGTTTTTAAACCACCTTTCCATGCCAAGAAGTGAATTGCATGAATGTATTTTATATCAGCATCAGGTCTAAAGAATACATTTAAACTTTGTGCTTGGTCAATCCAGTTTTGCCTATCAGCTGCGTGTTGAATGA